TTTTATTTAAACCAGGATTTCCAGTTCAAGCAAGAGAACTAACCAATCTTCAATCTATTGCTCAAAATCAAATAGAGACGTTTGGTAGTCATATCTTTAAGGAAGGGTCTATTGTAATTCCGGGTGCTCCTACTTTTGATAGTGCTTATTATGCCGTCAAACTTAACCCAACTCAATTTGGAATTGATATTTCCTTATATACTGATCAATTGGTAGGTAAAATTTTAGAAGGTCAAAGTTCTGGTGTTACTGCCGAAGTAGATTTTGTTGTATTACCAAACGGAAATGAGGTAGAAGATTTAACGATATATGTAAAATATTTAAATAGTGGTTCTACAGATTCTACAATAGTTGAGTTTATTGATGGGGAAGTATTATTTAGCCAAGAAAATATTGTTTATGGTAATACAACTATTAGTGCTGGTACTGGAGTTGTAACTTTAATATCTACTAATGCAACTGCTATAGGTTCAGCGGCCTTTGTATCTGAAGGTGTTTATTTTATTAGAGGAACTTTTGTAAACGTTAGTAGTCAGACACTTATTTTAGACTATTATACTAATACCCCTTCTTATAGAGTAGGATTAAAAATTGATGAGCAAATAATTAGTGCAAAAGATGATCCATCCCTTTATGATAATGCGTCTGGATTTACCAATTTTGCCGCACCTGGTGCAGATAGATTAAAAATTACTTTAACTCTTACTAAAAAATTATTAGACGATAAAAATGATCAAGATTTCTTTGAAATTTTAAGAATAAATAAGGGTCAAATTAGAAAAGTTAAAAATAAAACAGATTATAATTTAATTAGAGATTATTTAGCAGAAAGAACTTATGAAGAATCGGGAAATTATGCTATAGATCCTTTTAGTATATCTCTAGTAGATTCTTTAAATGATAGATTAGGAAATGGTGGAATATATTTTAGTGGAGAAAAAACAGAACAAGGAAATACACCTTCTGATGATTTAATGTGTTTGAAAATTTCTGGTGGGGAAGCTTATGTTAATGGTTATTCAGTAACCACAGATTCTTTAACTATTTTAGATGCTGATAAACCTAGAGATACTAGAACAGTGGGTGCATCTAATGTTAATTTTGAAATGGGGAATCGTATAGTAGTTAATAATGTTTTTGGTCAACCTCAATATAGAAAAGTGATTAATTTATATGATGACCTATTGGATAATAGTGGAACAACTGGTAGTGCTACATTAATTGGTGAGGCAAGATTATATTCTTTTAACTCAAAAGATTCTTCATATAAAGGTCCTTCTAGTGAATGGAATCTTTATCTTTATGATGTTAATACATATACTAAAATTACTTTAACCACTACTGTTAGTGCTACAGAATTACCAGCAACTGCAATTATTAGAGGATTGAGTAGCAATGCTACAGGATATGTTACTGCTGCTGGTAGTGGTTCTACTGTGATTTATTTGACTCAAACTTCAGGTGAATTTATTGTAGGAGAACAACTTAGTATTAATGGAGTTACTAATACTACAAGAACCGTTCAAGAAACAATTAATTATAATCCCAATGATATTAGATCTGTAAAACAAACTGCAGTTGCACCATATCTTCAAGATTTTACTGCAGATTCATCACTTAATCCAGTATCACTTCCTGGTGGTCTTAGGGATATATCAATTTCTGGTACTACAGTAACATGCGGTACTTCAATACCTTTTAGTGGTATTAAGGTTGGAGATGTTATTTCATATAATGCATCTAATGCAGAGGTTCCTACTTACAATAAAATTACATCTATTGCTCCTGATGCAAGATCATTCCAAGTGGGTAATATGCAAGATTCTGGTGGTGTTGCTGGAGTTTATAATGGAACTGTACAAAATGCTACATTTGCAGATGCTAGATTGCGAATAGCACAACTATGGACTAAAGATGATACAGCCCCTTTATATGAATTATTACCTGAGCCTAATATATCTTCTGTAGATCTTTTATCTTCATCTCTTAATATTTCTGCTCAAATAACAAGTCAGAGTGTGGTTGGATCAGCTGCCACGGTAAGTATTGATGATGTAAAGGATGGAAGTGGAGCTGGAATTTCAACGGCGTTTTTTGATTCTTATGGAGTAAGTAGATTTTCTATACATTATGGAACTGCTTCAAATGGAGTGGGTACAGTAAGTTCTGATAGTTATAATGATTTGAATAGTGGAGGATTTAAGGCATCATTTACTGGATTAACTGATGATTCTGCAGGAACTCTTGTTAATGTTACAGCAAAGAAACAAGGTATTCAAAGTAAAGTAAAAAATTATGAAAAAAGTAAATTACTTGATGTAACTTTATCTAGATTAGAACAATCGGGAACCGATCCAAATACATCTATTAATGATGGATTAACTCCTAATAGTGTGGCTTACGGTTTAAGAGTACAGGATGAAGAATTATCTTTAAATGTACCTGATGTTATAAGGGTATTAGCAGTTTATGAGTCTATTAATGGGGGTCAACCTACATTTGATACAGTTTCATTTAATGCAACTGCTAATGTTGCAACTAATGCAATTATTGGAGAAAATATTGTAGGTCAATCTTCTAAGGCTATTGCAAGAGTAGTAACAAATAATACCTCCAGTCCATCTTCTGGTGGAGCTAATAAATTAGGAATTGTATATTTAAATGATAAAGTATTTACTAATTTAGAGAATGTAGAATTTAAAGAATCTAATATTATAACAAATATTGATGGTATTAATACATCTGATACAGATGCACAATATCAAAACATTTCAAAATCGTTTACGTTAGATAAGGGTCAAAGAGATCAGTATTACGATTATTCTAGAATAATTAGAAAGAGTAGTTCATCTATTCCATCTAAAAGATTATTAATTGTTTATGATTGTTATACAGTACCATCTAATGATACTGGTGATGTATTTACAGTCCTTAGCTATGGGAAAGATAGATATAAAAAAGATATTCCATTAATTGGACCTTCTAGAGTAAGAGCAACTGATACTCTTGATTTTAGACCAAGAGTTCCTGTTTTTAGTGGTACATCATCTTCACCCTTTGCGTTTTCATCTAGAACTACTCCTTTCAATACCACTCCTAAATTCTTATTATCACCTAATGGAAGTACTATATTAGGTTATGATTATTATCTTGGGAGAATTGATAAAATTTATTTGAATGAATTTGGGGTATTAACATTACAAAAGGGACAATCAGATCCTATACCTCAACCTCCTGTAAATATTAACAACTCAATGGAGTTGGCAACACTTATTTTGCCCCCATATTTGTATAATCCAAGAGATGCACAAATTACATTAACTGATAATAGAAGATATACGATGAGAGATATTGGTCTTCTAGAAGATCGTATTGAAAATTTAGAGGAAGTTACTACCCTTTCACTTCTTGAAGTAAGTACTGAAGCTTTAAGAATTGAAGATGTGAATGGAAGAAATAGATTTAAAAGTGGATTCTTTGTAGATAGTTTTATTAATGATGATTTTGTTAATTATAATTTTTCTTCTATAGATGTTGATACGGAAAGAGGAGAAATAAGACCTATTATTGCCAGAAATAGTCTTCAAAGTCAACTTTTACCAGCATCTAACATAATTGATGAAGAATTTGATTCTGGTACAAATTATGAGTTGTTAGATCCTAATGTTAGAAAAACTGGAAATGCAGTAACTTTAAATTATGAAGAAGTTGAGTGGCTTGAGCAATCATATGCAACAAGAGTGGAAAATGTCAATCCTTTCCATGTAGTCTCTTATAGAGGTAGTATTACTTTATCTCCTTCAAGTGATAGTTGGGTAAGAACTATACGATTAGATGAAAGTGTTAGTGAAGCAAGTGAAACAAGAGAGGTTGATAACGTTCCTCCTTTAAACAGAAGAAGATGGTTCTTCCGTGTTCTTTTTGGCCGTCGAAGAGATAATCGTCCAACTAGAACGATTACTACTACTGAAATACAAACTAGAAGTAGTGATGTAATAGTTAATAGTGGTGATGATGAATTTATGAGGTCTAGAAATACTCAATTTAGTGCTGCTGATTTAAAACCCCAAACAAGATATTATCAATTCTTTGATGGTAATTCTGATGTTTCCTTTATTCCTAAATTATTAGAAATTGCTAGTGACAATACATTAGTAAACTCTGGATCTGTAGGTACTTTTAAAGTTGGAGAAACGGTAATAGGTTATATTGATGATCAAGAAGCTATTTCATTCAGAGTTGCTGCATCTAATCATAAAGAAGGTCCATTTAATGCACCAACTAGGGTATTTGATAATGATCCATATACCCAAGAAGTTTTGCAAAGTGAATACACTTCTTCATCTCCCATATTAAATGTAGATACATTAGCACTTTCTAATGAAGCACAAGGATTATATAGTGGATATGTCACTCAGGGAATGAGATTGGTTGGTCAAGAGGATGGAGCAGTTGCATATGTTAAAGATTTAAGATTAAAATCAGATCGTTATGGAGATGTAATTGGTTCATTCTTCTTACAAGATCCATATGCCGATCCTGCACCTATGGTTAGGATTGAAACTGGAAGAAAGGTTTATAGACTTAGTAGTGATGCTAATAATACTACACCTTTACGAGGTAGTAAAATAATTTCAAGTGCTCAATCTAACTATGAATCAAGAGGAACATTTATTGTCAACCAAATACAGACTGTTAATACTACAATAACAACTAATACTCGTGAGTTAGTTCCTGTTATTGCGGATGATGAAGATCCTTTAGCTCAATCATTTACTGTTGGTGGTAATATTGAAGCACCAGGTACAGCAGGAGTTGAAGGTGATGATAATGGAGTTACTATAACTTCTGTTGATTTATTCTTTGGAAATAGAGATCAAGATTCAAATGGAGTCGCTGGAAATAGTAGTGTAACGGTACAAATTAGAACAGTTCAATTAGGTATTCCTACAAGAAGATTATTAGGAACCCCTGTGGTTGTACCGTCTGAAGACATTACTACTTCAACTGATGGATCTGTTGCTACTAATGTTAAGTTTCCAGAACCTATCTATCTAGCACCAGGAAGAGAATATGCTATTGTTCTTCTTGCACCCACAAGTAATGCTTACGATGTATGGATTGCTAGGATGGGTGAAGATGCTGTTAATATACAAAGTCTTCCTAACGTATCTGCTATACAGTACAATCAACAATGGGCTCTAGGTAGTTTATTCAAGTCTCAGAATGGATCTATTTGGACACCTTCTCAAACAGAAGATTTAAAATTTAAGTTATATAAAGCAAACTTTACTTCTACTACTGGAACTGCATATTTTGCAAATCCTACTTTAAATCAAAGTAATGGATATGTTCCTACATTGGAAGATAATGCAATAATTACTCTTCCTAAAACAGGACAAATAGGTATCACAACTCTCATAACAGGTAATAGTGGTATTACAACTTTCACTCCAGGTAGAAAAATTGTTGGACATAGTAATGATGGGGTTATTGCTTATGTGGTGGGTACTGGATGTTCAGTTGCAGGTGCAAGTGGAATTGTTACAGGTGGCTTTGGTTATGAGGCAACCGTCGGAACTGTTAATACATTTAATATAGTAGGTAAAGGTGCAGGATATCAATTGAATAATCTTACAGTTGATGCTAATGGTTCAATTACTGGATTTGGAACTGAAAATGTGGGAACAGGATATACTGGAGGTGATATTGTAGGCCTTACTACATCTGATATGACTGGAAATATTGGTGAGGGTGCATTAATAAGAATTAGTGATAATGGTGGTATTGATACATTGTATCTTTCAGGAATACAAGGAACAAATGCAACTGGTGGATTTAAATTTAATGAAGATTTGAGGTATTATGATAATGCAGGTGTTATTAAAAATACTAATCAAAAACTTCTTACCAATTTAGTTGCAGATGCTGTTCCTAATGATGGAACACATATTAAAGTAAATGAATTTGATCATGGTATGCATTCTAATCAAAATGTTCTTATATTGAATAATATTAGAAGTAATTTGGATACAACTGTACTTAATACCGATTTTACAACTTCGGATCTTACAATTAGTGTGGGATCTACACAAAGTCCTGATTTTAACACCTTTGAAGGTATTCCTGTAGGAGCTGCTAATACTGGATATGCAAGAATTGGTGATGAAATTATTGGATATGAATCAGTTGGTGCAGGAATTTTAGAATCTCTTACAAGAGGAGTAGATTCCACATTATCCATTCCTTATAATTCAAATTCAACAGTGGAAAAATATGAACTTAATGGTGTTTCTCTCAGAAGAATAAATACCCAACATGATATTTCTTCTTTTGGTATTGATTTGGATAATTATTATGTTGGTTTTGCTGCAACTATGGGAAGAAATAGATCTGTTGATGAATTAGCAGATAATATACCAGCTTTATCATTTGAGAGTGAAGGATTCTTTGGTGGATCTAATGCAACTGGTACTCGAAATATTCAATATGATTCTATAATTCCTAGTTATAATGTATTCACTCCATCAGCAATAACGGCTGCTACTGCAACTGTTAGAACTGTAAGTGGAACTAGTGTTGATGGAACAGAAACCTCATTTGTAGATCAAGGTTTTTCTCCTGTTCAACTCAACACATTAAATACTTTTACAACACCTAGAGTTGTGTGTTCTAAGATAAATGAAACTACGTATTTGACAAATATTGAAAGGAATAAATCATTTACAACAGCGATTACATTAGCAAGTGGTCATGAAAATGTATCTCCAATAATTTTTACAGATATTGCATTTACTGAATTTAGATCTAATAGGATAAATAATCCAGTTTCTAATTATGCTAAGACTGATTCTGTAAATTCTCCACTTTTTGATCCTAATAGTGCAATTTATGTTTCTAGTCCTATTTCTTTAGATAATCCAGCAGATTCCTTAAAAGTAATTTTCTCAGCATATAGAGGTGCTTCATCGGATATTAGAGTTCTTTATTCATTAAGAAGAACTACCGATGTGTCTGAAGCTTTAGAAGAATTTGAATTGTTCCCTGGATATGACAATTTGACTGATTCTACGGGTAATGGATTTGGTGATTTAGTAATTGATCCATCTAATAATGATGGTAAACCTGATGCTTTTGTTCCCGCAAGTTTAGAGGATCAATATTTAGAATATCAGTTTACTGCAAATAATTTAGGTGAATTTGTAGGATATTCTATTAAAATAATAATGGCAGGAACTAATCAAGCAGATGTTCCTAAAATTAGAGAACTTCGTTCAATCGCAGTCAGATGATTAAAGTTAAAGGATATTCTCATTTATATCGGGATGAAAAAACAGGAGCTATCATTAATACAGATACTTCTGCATATCATTCCAGATTAAATACAATTGCCTCAATAGAGAATGAAAAGAATGAGATTAACAAAATGAAAGAAGATATTAATGAAATAAAAGGTCTTTTAAAAGAGCTTGTTGAAGCGAAATATAAATAACTAATAAGGTTCTTGTGAGACTATATGGCGGCCGTATATGTTAGTAATCTTGTAATCAATACGGGAAGTACTTTTACACAAACATTTAATTTAGAAGCTACGAATACCAATGCTCCATTGGATTTGACGGGTTACACTGCTAGTTCTCAAATGAGAAAATGGGCGGGTAGTTCTACAGCAACTACTTTTACTGCGACTATTACTAGTCCTCCTACAGCAGGAGTAATAGAAATAGGGTTGACGGCGGCTCAAACTGCTGAATTACCAGCAGGAAGGCAGGTTTATAATATCTTAATTACCAAAGGTTCCATAACGGAAACAGTTGTTGAAGGAATGGTTCTTGTAAGGGAAGGGGTAACAAGATAATGCCAGATATAAAGGTTAGAGTAGGTGCTCAGAATGCAATTAAAGTACTCTCCAGTGCATCTGGTGGTAATGCTCTGTTTGCCGATACTGCGACCAATGTTATTGGTGGAATAGCATCAGTAACACAATTAGATTCGTCTGGTATTTCTACTATACAATCCCTTCGGGTTTCGGATACTCTTCGTATCACAGGTTTATCAACTTTTATTGGTATAGCTACTTTTAATAGTAATTTATATGCGGCCGGTAATGTTACTATTGGTGGTACTCTTCAAGTTGGAGATACTATTTTTGGTACGGATATTGATACTAGAAATTTAAGATCTAGTGGAATTACAACTCTAGCTGCTAATGGAGGAATTACTACCACTGGTGGAGATTTATATGTTGGTGGTGATTTATATGTTAAGGATGATATTACATATGATGAAGTTAATGGTAGAAATCTTAATATAACTGGTATTTCAACTCTTGGTATTTCATCTGCAGCGACCTTAAATGTAGTTGGTATTTCTACTCTGGGTACAGTAAATGTAACTGGAGTATCTACATTTTCTAGTCCTGTAAGTTTTGGTTCTTCTGCAATATTTGGAGATAATGATAAAATATTATTGGGAGATGGAGCAGATCTACAAATATTTCACGACTCAGTTAACAGTTTCATTACTGATGCAGGTACAGGTGATCTTAAATTAATAGGTGCTGGTAATATAGTTCTTGAAAATTCAACTCTTGGTACAAATAGTGCTGTATTTGATACTACCGGGGGTATAGATCTTTATTGGGGAGGTGCTGGTACTGGTAAGAGATTAGAGATTGCTGGTTATGGTGCTACGATCACTGGAGATTTATATCTAAGTGGTGATTTATTTACAGGCGGTGAAGGTAAGATTGGTGAAGATGTTACCACTAGAAATTTAGATGTAACTGGTATTTCTACCTTACGTGGAACTTTAAGTGTTGCTGGTGTCACTACATTCACTTCTTTAGTTGATGCTGATTCTGGAATAGATGTTACTGGACACAGTGAACTTGATACGGTGTATGTATCAGGTCTTTCTACATTTGTAGGAGATGCTAAATTTGACGGTAATGTTTCTATTGCAGGAACATTAACAAAAGAAGATGTAACAAATATTGATTCTGTTGGAATTGTTACTGCTGGAAAGGGACTTAGAGTTACCACTGGTGGAATAGTTGTAACTGCTGGTATTACTACATTCAATGATGATGTACAATTCCCTGGTGCTGCATATAATATTCTATGGGATCAAGCAACAAGTAAGTTTAAGTTTGATGACAGTGCCCAATTAGTATTTGGTAGTGCATCAGGCGGTGATATGAAACTATTCCACCAGAGTGGAAATAGTACTATAAGAAATGAAACAGGGCAATTTAGAATTGCTGGTAATGATATAAGATTACAAACCCAAAATCATAGTGAGGATTACCTTTTAGCTGTTGATGGTGGGTCTGTATCTATATTTTATAATGATATAAAACGTCTGGAAACTAGTTCTTCTGGAGTTGATATTACCGATACTTTAAATGTTGCTGGTATTTTAACTGCAGCAACTGCTAATGTTACTGGAACATTAACTGCTGGATTAATCGATGGAGGATCTTACTAATGGCAAAACCAACAACTAGACTAGAATTTAAAAATTACTGCCTCAGACAATTAGGTGCTCCTGTATTGGAGATTAACGTTGATGATGATCAGGTAGATGATTTAATAGATGATGCGTTACAACTTTTCAATGAACGTCATTTTGACGGTGTTGAAAGGATGTATTTGAAATATAAAGTAACACAAGATGATATTGATAGAGGAAAGGCAGATCCTACTACGGGTGTAGGTATTGTTACAACAACTGCAAATTCTACTGATGTAAGTGGTGTAGGAACTATGTCATTCAATTGGTATGAAAATTCTAATTTTATTCAAGTTCCAGAATCAGTTATAGGTGTAGAAAAAATATTTAAATTTGATACTAGTTCTATTTCAGGTGGAATGTTTAGTATTAAATATCAGTTATTTTTAAATGATTTGTATTTTTTCAATTCTATTGAATTACTACAATATTCTATGGTAAAAACTTATCTAGAAGATATAGATTTTCTACTCACTACTGATAAGCAGATAAGATTCAATCAAAGACAAGATAGATTATATCTGGATATTGATTGGGGTTCAGAAGAGGCTGGAACTTATTTTGTTCTTGATTGCTATAGACTTTTAAATCCTACAGAATTTACTGGTGTATGGAATGATTCATTCTTAAAGAGATATGCAACTGCTCTTATAAAAAGACAGTGGGGTCAAAATTTAATTAAGTTTAGAGGAGTTAAATTGCCTGGTGGAATTGAGTTTAATGGAAGAGAAATATATGATGATGGGCAAAGAGAAATAGATTATATTAGAGAAAAAATGAGTAGTGAATATGAACTACCACCTCTTGATTTGATAGGATAATGGCATTAAACCCCTTCTTTTTACAAGGTTCTCAAGGAGAACAAAGACTTGTTCAGGATTTAATTAATGAGCAGTTAAAGACCTATGGCATTGATGTAGTTTATTTGCCTAGAAAAATTATAAAAACAGATAATATTTTTAGGGAAGTAGAGGACTCTGCATTCAATGATAATTTTTCTATTGAGGCATATGTAAACACATATGAAGGGTATACTGGTGCTGGAGATATAATGACTAAATTTGGTATGAGTCTAAAAGATGATTTGGTTGTTACAATATCCAAAGAAAGGTTTGAGGATTTCATTTCTCCCTTTTTATTAACAATGCCAGCGAGTGAAATTAATGTAGCTACTAGGCCAAGAGAAGGTGATTTAATATATTTCCCATTGGGACAAAGAATGTTTGAGGTGAAATTTGTAGAGCATGAAAAACCATTTTACCAATTACAAAAAAATTACGTTTATGAATTGCAGTGTGAATTATTTGAACTTGAAGATGAGTTTGCTGGATGGAATCAAGAATCAACATCTAATCAGGAACTTGATGATTCTGTAATGGAGTACGGTTATATGACTGAATTGAAATTAATTTCTATAGGATCTACGGCATCTTTAGGTGTATCTACATCTACAGGATATGTTAGAAATATTCTTCTTAATAATGATGGTTATGATTATACACAAGTTCCTGCAGTGGCAATCAGTACGGCTCCTTCTGGTGGAGTAGATGCTACTGCAGTTGCTATAACTACATCTGTTAATAACATATACTCTGTTAAGGAAATATTATTAACCCAACCAGGTATGGGATATACTATGCCACCTACAGTTAGTATTGTAAGTGCAGCAACCACTACTACTAATGGAATTACTACTACACATGGAGTAGGAGCAGCCGCAACTGCAGTAATAGTTGAAAGTGGTATAGGAATCGGAACTGTTACTGTTGATATTCCTGGTAGTGGTTACCCTATTGCACCAGATTTATATTTCACAACTCCAACTTCTGGAGTTGGTACAGCAACTGGACGAGTACTTGTAAGTATTGCTAATACTATTACACAGGTTCTAATTTCCGATGCTGGTATTGGATATACTGCTGGAACAGGAATAGCAACAGTTTCTCCACCTCCATTAATTACAGGTATTGGAACTTATCAATTTAATGAGCAGGTTACGGGATCTATTTCTGGAGCTATTGGTAGAGTTAAGAGTTGGGATAAGGATGCAGGTACTCTTAAATTGGGAACTACCGATGGTACGTTCATACCTGGTGATATTGCTATTGGATCCACCTCTGGTGCAGAGTATACTGTTGATTATATTGAGGCGGCTGAATTTGAGGATAAATATGATCAGAACACTGAAATAGAGACAGAAGCAGACGCTATTGTGGACTTTAGTGAATCAAATCCCTTTGGACAAGTATAATGTTAGGCACTTATTATTATCACGAAATTATTAGAAAGACTATTATCTCTTTCGGTACTGTTTTTAATCAAATAGGTATTAGGCATAGTGATACAGGTGAAATGCAAGTTCCCTTATCATATGGCCCTGCTCAAAAATTTCTTGCTAGATTAGAGCAGCAAGCAGATTTAAATAAATCAGTTCAGATTACATTACCTAGAATGTCATTTGAAATGAATACTATTGCATATGATCCTACTAGGAAAGCAGGTGTTACTCAGACATTTAAGACTTCTGATGGTACAAACTTAAAAAAAGTCTATATGCCTGTTCCATATAACATCGGATTTGAGTTAAGTATTTTCACAAAATTAAATGATGATGCATTGCAGATTGTAGAACAAATATTACCATACTTCCAACCTTCATTTAATCTTACGGTAGATTTAGTAAGTTCAATTGGAGAAAAAAGAGATATTCCTGTTATATTAGATAATATATCTTTTCAAGATGATTATGAAGGAGATTTTTCCACTAGAAGAGCACTTATCTACACTTTAAATTTTACTGCTAAGACTTATCTATTCGGTCCTATTGCTGCTACTACGGATGGCCTGATTAAGAAAGTTCAAGCAGACATTTATGGTAGTACTGATACTAAGACTGCTAAACGGGAAATGAGATATACTGCTACTCCTGTTCCTGCTGATGCTGGACCTGGTGATGATTTTGGATTTAGTGAAAGTTGGCAAGATTTGGGGGATGCTAGATCTTATAGTCCAACAAGACAAGAGGATATTTAATAGTCATGTCTAGTTATGATCCTATTGATGAAGCACTTAATACTAAAAGTGATATCATAAAGGCAGATGCTCCTGCTAAGGTTGAAGTATCCCAAAAACCTGATGAGGTTAAAAAGGATTATGAATATAGTCGTGCTAATTTATATTCCTTGATTGAAAAGGGTCAAGAATCTCTTAATGGTATAATGGAAGTAGCAGGTGAAACTGCAAGTCCTAGAGCTTATGAGGTTGCTGGTCAAATTCTTAAGTCAGTTGCTGATACTACTGATAAGTTGATGGAACTTCAGAAAAAAGTTAGAGAAGTTGATGAAGAGATGAATAAAACTACTAATAATGTTACTAATAATGCTGTGTTTGTAGGATCTACAACTGAGTTATCAAAGATGCTGAAAGATGGATTTCTAAATAATAATAAGAAATCTTAAGTAAATCTTATGACAACTCCATGCGACTGTAAGGGATGTGGATGCGATCCCTGTATAAAATGTGGTAAATCACACCATTAATTGAGGACTTAGATTATGGCTTCCAATGAGATATATTTGGGTAATCCCAATTTAAAGAGGGCTAATACTCAACATGAGTATACTGAAGAGCAGATAATAGAGTTTATGAAATGTAAACAGGATCCTGTTTATTTTGCAAGAAATTATATTCAAATTGTTTCTCTGGATTATGGATTAGTAAAATTTGACATGTACGATTTCCAAGAGAAATTGATTGAGAGATTCCATGAACATAGATTTAATATATGTAAGATGCCACGACAGACTGGTAAGTCTACGACGTGTGTGTCTTATTTACTGCATTATGCAGTTTTTAATGATAATGTAAATATTGCTATTCTTGCAAACAAGGCATCTACTGCTAGAGATTTGTTAGGTAGGTTACAACTGGCATATGAAAATTTACCTTCATGGATGCAACAAGGTATAATCTCTTGGAATAAAGGTAGTTTAGAATTGGAGAATGGTTCTAAAATATCCTCAAACTCTACCTCATCATCTGCTGTTCGTGGTGGATCTTATAACGTTATATTCCTTGATGAGTTTGCATTCATTCCAAATCACATTGCCGATGATTTCTTTGCATCAGTTTATCCTACAATTACATCTGGTCAATCTACTAAGGTTATTATAGTTTCTACCCCACGGGGTATGAATCATTTCTATCGTATGTGGCACGACAGTGAGAAGGGAAAGAATGAATATGTTCCTACTGACGTTCATTGGAGTGAAGTTCCTGGTAGGGATGCTGTGTGGAGAGAACAGACTATTGCAAATACTTCTGAGGAGCAATTCAAGATTGAGTTTGAGTGTGAGTTCTTAGGATCTGTTAATACTTTAATTGCTGCAACTAAACTTAAAAATCTTGTATATGAGGAACCTAAAAAGAGAAATGCAGGTCTTGATATTTACGTAGATCCAATAAAAGATCACAATTATATAATTACCGTTGATGTTGCCAGAGGATTGGGTAATGATTATTCAGCTTTCCTCGTTTTTGATATAACAGAATTTCCATATCAAGTCGTTGCCAAATATAAGAATAATGAAATTAAACCAATGCTATTTCCTAATGTTATTTTGGATGTGGCAAAAGGGTATAATGAAGCATATTTATTGATAGAGGTAAATGACATAGGAGATCAAGTAGCAAGTATTCTTCAATATGATTTGGAGTATGAGAATCTCTTAATGGCGACAATGAGAGGTAGAGCAGGTCAAATAGTTGGGCAAGGTTTTTCAGGTAAGAAAACTCAATTGGGAGTTAGAACAACTTCTGCTGTTAAAAAATTGGGTTGCTCCAATTTAAAGACTATGCTTGAGGATGATAAAATACTTTTATGGGATTATGATATTATTTCAGAATTAACTACATTTGCTCAGAAACATAATTCTTTTGAAGCAGAAGAAGGTTCTAATGATGACTTAGCTATGTGTCTGGTTATATTTGCATGGTTATGTGCACAGGACTATTTTAAGGAGATGACTGATAATGATGTTCGTAAAAGAATATATGAAGATCAAAAAAATCAGATAGAACAAGACATGGCTCCCTTTGGATTTATTGCAACTGGATTGGAAGATGAGAGTTTTGTAGATAAGGACGGAGATACATGGCATGTAGACGAATATGGGGATAGATCTTACATGTGGGATTATCAATGATGAAAAAATGCATGTAAAAAAGATAATTTAATAAATATTTCTAGAATAAATTTGGACTGCGAGGGTAATTAAGATGCCGCTAAATCTAGCATCTCCTGGAATTCTGGTTAAGGAGATTGATTTAACTCTTGGGAGAATTGATCCGACATCAGATAAATTAGGTGGAATTGTAGGCCCTTTTGCAAAAGGACCAGTAGGAACTCCTACACTTATCACTACTGAAAACGACTTATTAAATACATTTGGACAACCATATGATACTGATAAGCAATATGAAACATGGTTAACAGCATCATCATATCTGGCATATGGTGGAATTTTAAATGTTGTAAGAGCTGACGATTATAACACAACTACAGGAGTGGGTCTAAAGAATGCTTTTGTAGGAACTGCTTCAAGTATAAGAGTGAAGAGTGCAGAGAATTATGAAGAATTAGGATATGATCAGAGTCCTATTGCAGGTGCAACTGTTCTTGCGAGAAATCCTGGAACATGGGCAAATGATATTAGAATTGGAATTATTGATGGCAGAGCAGATCAGACTATTGGTATTGATACTACAGGTGCAACTTCATTTAGTGATACAGTATCTAACTTAAGTGGTACTTTGGTAGGTTCTGCTTCTACTATTTCATTTGATAGTACGACTAGTATTACTGTTGGATTAGAAGTTAAATGTGATGTTGCAGGTGTTGTTGCAGCAGGAACCACTGTTCTTGCCGTACCTGGTGGAGGATCGGCTGGTATTGTTACCATCTCTACTTCATCAGCATCAAGTGTAGATTTAACAACAACATTTGATTTTGGAACCACTACCACTGTTACTGCAGATTTAGCAGTTGGATATGGAATTACTCAAGCAGTTCCTGCAGGAACTATTGTTTCTAAAACAGGAGTTGGTGCTGGTACTACTGAAGAACTTGATGGATACTTTAAGGGTATTATTACTGAAATTGGTACTGGAGAAGTAGGAGTTAAATTCCTAAGTCATGTTAATGCATTTTCCACAGAAACTGCTCAATCTTATAATAGCATTTATCAGTTTAGTACAGATTCTACAGTTGCTATTCATTCTACAGGTCAGACAACTTCATACGGATCTACCGCAGTTACAAGTTCAGTAGATTGGTTTGATCAGCAAACACTTGACCTCACAACTGCAACAGTAGGTGGAGCAACTACAACCACCACAGTAAAATGGAATACTCTTTCAGAGCGTCCTACTACATCAGAGTATGCAGCTGCTAGAGGTGCAAGATTTGATGAATTACATGTTGTGGTAATAGATGGTAAAGGAACTATCAGTGGAAATGCTGGAACGATTCTTGAAAAACACTTAAATCTTTCTAAGGCAAAAGACGCTGAGTTTTCTGTAGGATCACCTCAATGGTGGAGAAAATATATTGAAACTAATTCAACAAATATCTTTGCTGGTGGAGAACCTGCAGGAGTGGTAACTACTGGATATAGTTCAGGATTTACTCTTGCTGGTGATACTGGTTGGGATCAAGATGCTGAAGGTATTATCTTTGGTTCAATTGGTAATTTGAATACAGTATTAAAAGATGGTAAGGATTATGGTGGTATTTCTACCATTACTTCAACTGGAGCACTTAATTCTGGATTAGATGACTTAGTTACTGGTTATGGATTATTTGAGAATGATACTAATGTTGATGTAGATTTCTTATTGATGGGATCTGCCAAAGAAGGGCAAAATGAAGCAAGGGCTCTTGCAACTAAATTGATTTCGGTTGCAGAGTTGAGAAAGGATGCAGTTGCATTTATTTCTCCTTATAGAGCATCTATGATAACTGACAATCCTAGTCAAGAAACCGTGGATGTTGTTTTAGGTGATTCTAAAATTACTGATAATGTAATTAATTTCTTTGAACCTATAACTTCTTCATCATATGCTGTATTTGATAGTGGATACAAGTATATGTTTGATAGATTTGCAAATACATTCAGATATATTCCATTAAATGGTGATATTGCTGGATTATGTGCTAGAACGGATATTAATGCGTTCCCTTGGTTCTCACCTGCAGGTACTGCTAGAGGTGCTATTCTTAATGCTGTTAAGTTAGCATACAATCCAAGTAAGGATCAAAGAGATCGTCTTTATTCTGCAAGAGTTAATCCTGTAATTTTCTCACCTGGTGCTGGAATTGTATTATTTGGTGATAAGACTGCATTTGCTAAAGCATCTGCATTTGATAGAATTAACGTTCGTAGATTATTCCTCTTCCTTGAAGATGCAATTTCTGCTGCTGCAAAAGATCAACTCTTTGAATTCAATGATGAAATTACAAGGACTAACTTTGTAAACATTGTTGAACCTTTCCTACGTGATGTTCAGGCAAAACGAGGAATTACTGATTATGTTGTTATTTGTGATGAAACAAATAACACTGCCGCAATTATTGATGCAAATGAGTTTGTGGCTGATATATACATTAAGCCTGCAAGATCAATCAACTTCATTGGTCTTAATTTCATCGCCACTAGAACTGGCGTTGCATTTGAAGAAGTAATCGGTAACGTTTAATAGAGGTTTAAAAAAATGCCAAGCCGTGTTCAACAAAATAGCATTCCTTTAAGGAAGATTAGCGATTTTAAAAGTAAGTTAACTGGTGGTGGTGCTAGGCCGAATCTTTTTGAGGTTGAGTTAGCGTTTCCACAAGCAGTTGCAATAGAAAATGATGTCTTACAAAAATCAAGATTTTTAGTTAAGGCAGCAGCACTTCCTGCATCTACCATTTCACCAATTGAAGTTCCATTCCGAGGAAGGATACTTAAAATTGCAGGAGATAGAACATTTGAGACATGGACAATTACTGTTCTCAATGATGTTGATTTTGTTATTCGTTCTGCTTTTGAGAAGTGGATGAATATCATTAATAGTATGGAAGATGCCACAGGGGTTCAGAACCCTGATGAGTATCAAAAAGATGCAATGGTTCATCAGTTAGATCGTGATGGTGGTATTCTTAGATCTTACAAGTTCTGGGATATTTTTCCAACTAATATTTCCACAATTGACCTAAGTTATGAGACTACCGATACTCTAGAAGAGTTTACTGTAGAGATGCAAGTTCAGTGGTGGGAAGCATATAAAGGTACTTCACCTGCGGCTGGCGGTGAAAATATCAGATAAATAGTGCTATAATAGGTAAAAAGATTATACAATGGCAAGACTTTTTGGCTTTTCTATTGAAAAAGAAAAGAAATCCCCTGGAGTAATATCCCCCGTTCCTCAGAATAATGAGGACGGGGTTGATAATTATATTTCCAGTGGTTTTTATGGTTCTTATGTAGATATTGAAGGTGTCTATAGAACCGAATATGATTTGATAAGAAGATATCGTGAGATGGCATTGCATCCAGAATGTGATGGTGCTGTTGAAGATATTATAAATGAAGCAATTGTCAGTGACTTATATGACACTCCAATTGAGATTGAATTATCTAATTTAAATGCAAGTGACAAACTTAAAAAAGCAATTAGAGATGAGTTTAGAAATATAAAAGATATATTAGATTTTGATAAAAAATCGCACGAAATACTTAGAAATTGGTATGTAGATGGAAGATTATATTATCTGAAGGTTATTGATGTCAAAAATCCAGAAGAAGGAATACAGGAATTAAGATATATTGACCCCATGAAAATGAGGTTTGTTCGTCAAGAAAAGAAGATGAGCAAAGAAGATGCAATGAAGATTAAGATGAATGGAGAAAAAGATGATGCAAAGATTGTAGCTCCTGAAATTGAAGAATATTTTGTATATACACCAAAGTCTAATTATCCATCAGGAATGGTCAGTGGTAGTGGAGCATCTAAAGGTGTAAAAATATCAAAAGATTCTATCACTTATGTAACATCTGGTTTAGTTGATAGAAATAAAGGAATTGTTCTTTCTTATTTACAAAAAGCAATTAAGGCCCTTAATCAACTTAGAATGATTGAGGATAGTCTTGTTATCTACAGATTATCAAGAGCACCAGAAAGAAGAATATTCTA